TGATTCTGTAATTGATGTAGTCCACGCACAGTTTTGCCAGGTCTGTGATTTGTTGTGCTCGTAGTTCCGCAGGATTGAACAAGGTGGCAATGGCACGACCATCCCCACTGTTGGCCACAGATTTAATTTGCTTGATCAAACTAGCATCAGGCACAATTTCTTTGCCACCAATGGGTTCAATCAACAACAAGCCAGGTACTTCATTGAAACGCACACCGCTGAGTGGTTGTCGTGCGTCACCTGCATCTGCGTACATGGAGTGCATGGCAATGCCTGTATCACTGGCACCTATGCGTTGACCCAAAGAAGTTTTGGCCGGAATTCTATACTGCACAGTGTTGGGTTTGAACACATAGTTGCCAGCTTCTAACGGTGGTGTGCTCATGTACAACAAATCGCCTTTGACATAGCCACGAAAGTTTGTGGGCAAGGCTGCTTCCAGCTTGGGCCACAGATCAGCATACAGTTGAATTAAGTCGTCTCTGGCACCCGAACGATTGCGTTGGATGTCAGCCATCATGCGTGGGCTTGTTGCTAGACCATCATAGCCTTTGGCTTCAAAGCCGGACCCGTCTGTGAGTACAAACTCGCCTGTTTTGGGCTTGCGGCCAAATATCACAGCAGGCTTGCCGTCCCACTTCACTGTAGTGGTCTTGGTAGGAGCATCAGCTGCTGCCGCCACAATTTGCAATGCCTTGGTCACACCAGGCAAGCCATTGCGGAACACATAGTCTTCCAGGTGTTCGATGCCTTTGGCCTTGCCGCCTACACCGGCTTCTTCAGCTTCGTAGATTTGATAAGGATTGACTGTTTCGCGTTCTACCAGAGGTTGCATGCCTTGGTTCACAATTCTATCGCGCAGTCGTGCCAGGAAGTAAGTGTCTGCATTTTCCTTTACTGCGTCTGGTTGTTGCAGGCCTTCTTTGTTCAAGTAGTCACGAAAATCTCGGACCTTGGCTTCTTTGTCTTTGTCTCGGGCCAGGGCAGCAAAAATGCTTTCTACATTTTTGAGATCTTTTCTTGTGCGCCCACGGCCCAGCAGGGCCTGTGCCACATGGTCAGGATCTAGGCCGCCGTCAACCAACTGATTTGTGGCACGACTGAACATACCATTGGCGCCTACTTTGAGTCCCAGTTGTTTGGCAATGCTTGACATCAGTACATTGCGATTCATGCCTTTGTAAGCAGAGTCTTCACCACCTGAGTAGAAGAATGTGCCCCAGTCTAAATTGGGGAAGAACATAAAGTCTGTTTGTACATAGCCCAGTTCAGGGCGTCCTTGTATGGGTGTGCGCAAGTGTACTTCGCCGCCCTTTTTGATCCATTCAGCAGGAGGCAGTTTGTGACTTACAATCCATTGCATGAGTTTTGCGGCCAATTGGTCCTTGGACATTTCGTTGGTGTCCACAGCAAGATCCATGTCACCTGACGTGGGCGCCTTGCCAGTTGATCCTAGCCAACGTTCGCGTGGGAATTCTAATCCAGTTAATTGTTCAATCCAGGCCACTGTGGCAGGCACATCGCTTTGATTGATACGTCCTGTGAGTGGCTGTCCATCTGCATCTTTGAATACATTGCCGCCTTCTAAGAGTGTGCGTAGACTTTTCATTTGGCTCCTGCCTGCATGGGAACAAGACCAACTGCCTGAAGCAAAGCATTTATATTGGGATCATTGGTCAACGCCACAACACCTGATGGCAAGCCCAATGCTTTTGCAGTGAGCTTGGCGCTGGCGGCTTTTTGTGCCAGTGCTGCCACGTTGATTCCAGTGCCAACTGCCTCGGCCATGGCTGGTTCTGGGGCAGCAGCTGGTGTTGTCTTTGGTGCAGGTGTGGGTGTAACTGCTCGTGGAATCAATCCCAAGGCTGACAAAAAGTTGTTGACTCGTAAATCATTGGTGGGGCGAACCACCCCAGATGGCAAACGTAATTTGTTAGCTGTTAATCCAGCGGTGTCGAGCCGCTGAGTTAACTCATCCACAGCTTCGGGTGAGGCTATCTCAGCCCCTGTGGCATAGCTTCTCTCTCTGAATTGAGCCTGTTGACCGGCTGCGTAAATTTCTTTGGATAAATTGATCCAGTTGTTTCTTGCTTGAGCACCGGTTTGTTGTTTTGGATCTGGACTCAGGATTGCCGCAATGGCAGCGTCAATGGCTTCGACTGTGTTCATGGCTTCTTCTTTGCCTGCACCGCCAAAACTTTCTGGGTCAACTGCATTGGGTAGATTTTTATAGTTGCTGAGTCCGTAGGGTTTGCCCATGGTCTCAATTTGTTTCATCAATGGTTCACGCAGTTGAGCAGAGTCTAGCTCGGTCATCGTGGTCACGCCGGCTTTTTTCATCATGTCAGCCAGGCTGGCAGCCCACATTTTTTGTTGTTGATCAGCCTGTTGAGTAATTGCCGGCATGGCAGCCTTTGTTGCTGCATCCATTCTGGCAGCAACGGATGCACGGCTTTTGCCCGCATCGGGATCAGGCACTAAATCAGCGCCAGTTTTTGCACCCAGTGCTTTGAGTGGTGCATTGGTTATGGCCTTGCCCAGTGCTGAAGCAAAACCGCCTGCCACAGCAGCACCACGGGCCGCAGGTGCTTTGACAGCACCAAAGTCTATCTCATCTAATTTTTTTCTAGGCAGTGTGATTTCAAAGATCCGCATGAGTTCTCCTGACAGACCTTGAGAACTTGCCGGTGTCACGATGACGGATAGCATTCAGCAGTTTGCGTTGCAGATTTTCTGCTTGCTCAGGGCTGTACTCAGCGTCAATTTGTTCCAGCAAACGAATGGCTGTTTCAATCAAATTACTGGCACGGGTTTCGATCACCGACTGACGATCACGCTCGATGTACAAGCTGTCCAGTTCTTCCAATATACTTTTAGTCTTCTTTTGCATTTGCTCAAGGGCCTTTGGATTATTTAGCGGAAACGCAGTTGCAATAAATATCTAACACAAGGAACCAGTATGACCAGCCAGATCAACCCCACCGATATCGACGGAAATTACCCCATTGCAGGCGTGAGCAACAACACTCAAGGCATGCGTGATAATTTTACCAACACCCGAACAAATTTCCAATATGCAGCCGATGAAATAACTGACCTGCAGAGCAAGGTGCTGTTGAAAGCTGCGCTGACCGGTACCACACTGGACAACAACTTGGCCAACAATGTGATGTACAATGCACAAATCCGCGGGTTTTCCGGCACCACAGTGGCCATTGCCAACACTTCGGGCACCATCAACATAGATTGCAATGCAGGACATTATCAAAGCATCTACATGGCCGGCAACATCAGCCTGGGATTTGATTCCAACACTTGGCCCACAGCAGGCACAGCAGGCATGGTACGCACTCAAATCACAGTGGATCAAGCAGGGCGCACCATGGCCTTGCCTGTGGCAGTCAGCAACGGCGTCACTGGCATTCAAGGTTTCTCCAGCAATGTGATCACGTTTGCTCAAGCTGGCACATACGAATTTGGGTTCATGACCACCACCGGCGGCAGTAATATCACTATATTTGATTTGAATCGCCCCTTGAGTTATTACACCAATGATGTGACCATGCTGGGTAATTTGTCTGTATCCGGCGATATTGTTGGTAATGTCACACTGACTGATATTTCTGTGGGCAATGTCACTGCAACTGGCAATGTACAAGCTGGTAATTTACGCACCACGGGACTGATCAGTGCTACAGGCAACATCACAGGTGGCAACATCTTGGGTGGAGCCAATGTCAATGCCACAACACATACCGGTACCACAGTTTCAGTAACAGGCAACATCACAGGTGGCAACATCTTGGGTGGAGCCAATGTCAATGCCACAACACATACCGGTACCACAGTTTCAGTAACAGGCAACATCACAGGTGGCAATGTATTGTCCAGCGCAGTGATATCAGCGGTGGGTGCAGCCACAATACTATCTGCAACTGCTGTACCTGCTGGTGGTACCGCCGGCGCAGGTTACAAGTTTTCTAGTGTTGCTAACCTTGGTATATTTTTTGGATCAGGTGCACCAACATTGAGTGCAGCCAAAGGATCACTGTATTTGCGCACAGATGGATCCACAACAAACAATCGTATGTACGTCAACACTGACGGAGCCACTGCATGGACTGCTGTGACTACTGCATCTTAACCAGTTTTGATCTTGCCCAGCAGTTGTTTTAGTTTGGCACTTTGAACGTCTGCTGTGACTTTGGCTGGTTCCGCACTGTCCCATGGATGTGTGTCTTTGTCATCTCCAGCCGAGCTAACTTGGCTGCGGGCCTTGATCGAGTCCATGATGGATGCAGATGGTTTCTTTGAATAAGTGTCTCCATCTTCGCCGCCTTCGTCAGTAATGCGCATTGTTTCAATGTTGTACTCCAAATCAATTTTTTGACCAACGCCGGTCGAGCTTCGAGACTTCATACACTGTATCTGATACTTGCCACGCTCTTTCATAGCACGACTTGTAAAGATACCAAACACATTGTCTGCTGTGTTGATTTTAGATATACCACCTGAAATGTGGCTGTGGTCAAACTCAATTTCCTCCACGGCCGATCGGTTCAACTGACTAGCAGTCACCATCAAGAATCCCAGTTCTTTAGCCAAGTTGCGCAGTTCTTCACTCACATACTTGTCTTTCACAAACAGGTCATTGGGTGAAACTTTTGCACTCACAGGCATCAACAAGTCCAAATAGTCAATCATCACAAAGTCCACACGCTTGCCTGTTTGTATTTGATACTCTTTCAAGTACGCACGTATGTCGTTGATGTTGCTCTGTGCTGGCAAGCCTTTGACCTGATAGTTGCCGGACTTTTTGGCCACCAGTTTAACTTTGAGTTCTGTGGTGTCAATATCTTTGCGAATATCCTTGGTGCTCATGTTGGTCAACATGGCATCTGTTCGCAAACTTGTTAGTTCTTCTGAAAGTTCCAGTGTAATGTACACGCCACTGAGTCCTTGTTGCAACCAGTTCAATGCAATGTTCATCATCACAAGACTCTTGCCTGACCCTGATCCTCCGGCAAAGATGTTGAGTTCACCACGGCTGAATCCACCATACAACAGTCTGTCCAGCTGTGGCCAACCTGTTGACACTTGTCCGCCTGAGTTGAAATACCGTTCAATACGGCCCTTGGGGTCACTAAAATAGTCTGTGCCCATGTCCTTGGTCAAGGATATTTGTACTGCGTCTTTGATCAGTTTCTCCACTGGTTCAAAGTCGCCCTTTTCCAGCATGTCCGCTGCCTTGAGGATAGCACGTTCAAGTTCTTGACGCTTGGTAAACTGTTCAAACTCGCCCATGAACCAATCAAAGTGTCCTTCGTTTAGGTCAGGTACTGCTTGTAGTCTGATGCCTGTGGTGGCTGCAATCTGTGTACGGTCAGGCAAGGTCTTGTGTTTGTCTGAATGTTCTTTTATGAACTCAGCCGCTGGTCGCAAACTTTTGTCAAAGTTCAGTGGGTTGTAGATATTCTGAACACGCACATAACTCTGTGCATCTTCCAACATCATTTCTAAAAATAATCGCTGAACGTCAGTGCTGTAATCTTTTAACAAGTGCTTTCTTCCTTAACTCAATTTTGATTCTACTGGTCTCT